TGGTCGTATAATTAATTGCGATGATAAATTAAGAATTTTATTAAAGTTACAACCAATTGATGAGTTAACATACTTTAACCTTCAAAAATTTATGAATATTCACTTTAAAAAGCCTACTTATATTTCTAATGAACTTGCAACATTTCTTGGTAAAAGTATTGGAACTGAAATGTCTAAATTAGAAGTTAGTAGAGAAATTAATTATTACATTCGTGTAAACAATCTTCAAGTTGGTCGTAAAATTAATTGCGATACTAAATTAAGAAATTTGTTAAGGTTAAAACCTACTGACGAATTATCCTACTTCAACCTTCAACAATTTCTAGATCCACACTTTAAAAAAGCAGAAACGACTGCATCTTCTAATCCTTTTAGTCGTCAAAGTTTATGGTAACTGGATATTTAATTAGACAATAATCTCTCCACGTTTTAAAATTTGAACTATTTAATTCACACCAATCAAACAATATTTTTTTATTTGACGCATTTACAGGGAAAGGTTTCCATAATTTATATTTAAAATGCAATAACAAATTCATAATTGTCATTTCATTTGTTTTACAAAGAGGCCACATATTCATTGCTTCCACAAGTTGAGATTTATTACAAATTTGCAGTATATCTGTATCATAAATCCAAACACAATTTAACATATGATTTGACTGCAAAATATTGGATCCATATTCGGCGACTAATTTGGCAACTAATTCTGAATTGTCATGACTGATTTGCGTCTCAAATGTTATAGGTGCATCAATTTTTCCGTCACGCGGTGCGATTACAGTGTCTTTATATTCAAGTTCCAAAAGATGTGAAACATCGTCTAAAACACGTAAGCCAGAATCTAAATAGACTACACGCTGCCACTGCATAAAAAAATCGTCAAATATATGCAATTTTTCCCATTGATTTAATTTATTTAATTCTCTCTTGTCGCCATCTGAAAATCCATTTTCACCGATCAATTGCAGCATTTGAACTTTGTCAATAGGATCAAACTTTACTTCGGTTACATTGTAAAAATCTGCAAAATTTACGTTTAAATCAAAATCGACAGTTATAAGAGAAATAGGACCTCTCCAATTGCCTCTGCTTCTTAAATCAATAATGGTGCGCTTAGCCTTAGGAAAATATTTAAGATCAGTAACTAATGCAAAGACAGTATCTTCTTTTAAATTTTTGTCAAAATTCATATAATGCTCAAAATGTGACAACTCTCTTAAACTATGAAATGTTAACGCACTTTCTAATTCGCCATCATTTTTATGCATTTCAATATGAAATTTATCTTCATTTATATGATGTATATTATGTGTTTTTTCTAATTCTTGAATCCATAATCCAATACATAAATCATCACACCAATGTTTATATACATTACTGATTCCATTTCTTTTAACATGATTGTGCAAGATTTTATATAATGCGTTTGAAATAGCATATCCAGCTCCACCTGACATATAGAGACAAAAATCTTTTTTAATGTGATCTAGTTCTTTACCAATATAAAAATTTTCAGAAGGATTATATTGAGTTAAATATTTTTGAAAACGATTATTAAAAACAAACGTATCATCATCAATAAATATATACCAATCATAGTTTAAAAATTCACCATCCATATTGTACATAAAATGAATGTATTTCCATGTTATATTTTTTAAATCATCCATTGCATACCAACCAAATTGTCTTCCCTCCACGTTAGGTTTTGAAGTTAAATAATAAATATTGTTTTTATTTATATTTTTAAACATAGTTTCCATTTGATAAGCTACTCGTGTATTTAAATATTTATCGCATGTTGAAATAATATAACAAATCCTCATTTAGTTATATTATTTATTTATTTTTAAGTCATTATTAATTTTAATTTACACATTTGGTTCAACCTTTTTTAAAAGGTAGATTTAATCAACTTGTTCCATAGAATCCTTAGTTGCAAAAGGTCCAGAAACTAATTGACTTTGACCATTGTCAGTCTTACCAACAACAATATTTTCACCTTCAAACAACTCATTGCAAATATCGGCAGTTGAAATGCTCTCTTGGTCTCTAAGTGCAAACTCTTGAGTATTAGCATTATTAACACCAATAAGGTTACCATTCTCGTCAACAGTTTGTGTAAGGACATTACCAGATTTCTCAGCATTTTTAACATTCTCTTCAATTGCCTTTTGCTTAGATTCCTTAACACGTTGATCAAAAGCAGTTTTAGCATTAGATTCATTTTTAGTCTTCTCACTCATCAATTGATTCAACTCCTCTTCCATATATTCAACACGTCCAGTCTTGTAAGCCTCAGGATCCCAAGGCATCCATAATCCAACAGGTCCAACAAAAACGTCATGATTAGGATCAACTTCCCTTAGCATTTTGCATCTAAGTTCAGCTTCCTCTTGAGTAGGATAAGAACCGCGAATTTTAAGTCCTCTGGTATTAGTTTGGAAATTGTGTGCAATGTCAAATTGTTTTTGCAATTCCTCTTCACTGTTATCAACAAAGGTCTTAAAATCATCATCCATACTAGATTTATTAATAGATTCCTTTTCTTCCTTAACAAAGTCCTTAAAGTCATTGGAAACATCATCAAATGAAATATTATATTTAAAAGAAACAAAGTTTAAGAATTGGACAAATTTCTCCATAGATTTGCTAAGTTCCCACTTCTTTAGGAACTCTTCAAAATAAAAGATTTGCTTGTCTTTTAGAATTTTTTCAGGAGAACAAAAGGAAACACATACAAATTTTTGTCCTGCAATAAGTTTATCTTCTTCAAGTAAATCAACATATTTAGGGTTTGTTTTACCATTAACTTGTTTTCTTTCAAAACCAGATTTTTTGGAACTATCTTTAGAACGACTCATTTTAATTAGTTAAAGGATTTAATTTTAAGTTTTTATCGCATAATATATATTTTTTTCTTTTTATTTAATATAAATGCTCGGACTTATTAACGTTGCTGAACTTGTTAAGAGAATCATTAAATACCTTGTTGAAGGTTTAATGGTAGCCATTGCTGCTTATGCTATCCCTAAACGTTCCTTGAATTTTGAGGAAATTGTTTTAATTGCTTTGACTGCTGCCGCCACATTTAGTATCCTAGATACATATGTTCCTTCTATGGGAGCTACTGCTCGCTCTGGTGCTGGTTTTGGTATTGGTGCTAACCTTGTTAAATTCCCAGGTGGATTTTAAATCGCATAATATATTTTAAATCTAATTATAATATATTATGGCAAAAAGAAGACAAACGTGTAGAATGTCTAGAAGAAGTAAAAAATATTCTAGAAAAATGAGAGGTGGTGCATTAGACGAACAAGAATTAACGCAAAAAGGATTTACTGCAGAACAAATTGCAGCATTGCATAACTATGGCATTGATAATATGAATTTAATTAATATGTCATTACAACAAGTAAATCCACAAACAGGTGCACCTTTTACGCCTCAGGAATTAATTGATAGTTTAAATGACGTAAATAATGAAGTAGAAAATGAAGATGATGTACAAGAAGTTGTAAACCAACAACCACCACCAGAATTTAATAATGTTGAAAATAATATTGACAATCATATGAATTTTAATAATATGAACTTTGAACAAGGACCTGGATTAAATATTCAAGATTTAGGACCTTATTCACCAAATTCTGTAACAGAGGAGCCATATGGTGGTCGACGAATTCGCAATCGTAGAAGACGTAGTCGCAATCACAAGTTTAGAAAAAGTGGACGTAAAATGCGCAGTCGCAAGCAACGTGGAGGAATGTGTTATGGAAACGGTGTAGGTGCAAACGCATTTGATCCAAATAATTCTATTTACAATACTAGAGAATTACAATTGTTTCCTTATAAACCAAATTAAATTAAATAGTTGGTATAAATTCCCAATCTAATTCTCCACAAATTTTTTTCCAAATATCATCTTGTTCTATGCGTTTCTCTCTATCTTTAAGTAAAGGAAACAATAACAAATATTTTTCTTCTCCTAAAAGTTCGCAAAGCTTATATGCAGTATAATAATAATTTAAGAAGTTAACACGATCGTCTGGACAGAACTTAGAATAAGGTGATTGTAATTCAATAAAAAGATTGCACAGTGTTTCTTCTAATTCTTGAGACATAATTGGTGGTTTAATTCCTAATTTATCTTTAATAAATGGTATATGTTCGTAATATTTATTATAGCCTAACTTTTTTAAAATTTCTTTAGTTTTAATATTGGTAATTTGTTCTAATTCAATTCTCTCTTTTTTAATTTGTAATTTAATATTTTCAATTACATCATGAGGTATCTGTGTTGTTTCTTTGCCTTGAAATTGTGCTAATATTTCCTTAAAATGATTAATACGTTTATAAGCATAAAAACATACTTCTTTTGGAGGTTCTTTGTAAGATGGTTTATCATTTTCAATCAAATAAGGAATACTTCTTGAGCAATTATTACAAACTAATATTCCTTCATCTTCTACAGGAATTAATTCACCTTTTAAACAAAACTTACAAATATCAGTTTGAGAGACAAATGTATTTATATCTAAAAATGCATCATCAACATTACTTAAATATTTCTGAACAATATTATTAGTTTCTTTTTGAACTTTTATTTCATTATCATCTTCAATAGGTTTTATTTTAAAAAATAAATTTATCAAATTTGTTTTACTTGTAAAAGTATTTGTAGAAGTTCCAATTGATATATTTTTTTTATTTTCAAAATATTCAAAAATATATTTTGAATTATCCAAATAATATTCCTTTTTTTTTATTTTAATTTCCTTAATAGTTTCATTAATTTGTCTTATCTTATCTTCAATATCAAGTCGCTGTTCTACGGATATTTCTGGATTATTTAATTGTTTTTTAAGTTCTTGACGTTCATATTTCAATTCAGGTATTCTATCATTTTCATCCTTATCAAATTCGTTAATAAATTCTTTATGTTTAATATCTAATGTGACGGCGGATTTTTTATTAAATTTAAATTTTTTGTTAGACTTCGGTTTGAAGTTAGGCATATCTTTATTATAAATTAAACGTAATTTATTTAATTTATAATTTATACAAAATATAAAACAATTTATAAAATAATAATTGTATTTAAAATTTTATAAAAAAATTGAATAATAAAATAATATAAACACATCATTATAAAATTATTTATACTAACAAAAATGGACTCGATTTTGGATAAGATGTTTATTAAGCGATTTTGTTTGCCGGTTGATTCGGATATTGGTTTATACGAAAATGGAAAGAATAATGTTTCATCGTGCCTCTGCGGACATTATAATCACGTCTCGTGTATTTTACAAGGGAAAGGGAACTATGAAAAAAGCTAGAATACTTAGTTTTGGTGTGAATCAATTAGGCGATATAAATGGTAATACACCAGGAATACATGCTGAGGAAGATGCTTTGTCAAAATTAATGCCTTTAAAGTATAAAAAAAGACTAGAATCTATTAATATTTTAGTTATTCGATTGTCTCCAAAAAATAAACTACAAATAAGTAAACCTTGTTCTAATTGCATAAAGTTGCTTAGCATAATACCTAAAAAGAAAGGTTATAAGATTGAAAATATATATTATTCAGATGCAGATGGAAATATTGTAAAAACAAATTTACAAACTTTAGAAAATGAAGAGAAACATTATTCAAAATACTACAGAAACAGAGTTTTAGACAAACATTTAGAAAATTATTTTGATAAAAATGTAGTTAAAACCTGATTAATGTTTTCTAAATTTTAAGTAATATGAGTAATATGGAATTGAAACTGAATTTAGATTCTTTAAGAGCTTTAGAAGATGACGACATCAAAGTAGATGCAATTAAGTTTCAAAAAATGTTATTATTATACAATGCAATAGAGCAAGGTTGGTGTATCAAAAAAAGAAATGAATCTTATGTATTTAGCAAATTTCATGAAGGTAAAAAAGAGGTTTTAGAAGAATCATATTTACATAAATTTATGAAGAGCAATTTAGATATAAATAAAATTTTGTCTTAAAATAATTATTGTAATAATGAAACGTGATTAGAGTATTCATTATTTTTACATACAAATATATTTTGAACCTTTTTCTCTTGTAATATTTTTGTAATACTTAATTCTATTTCACTAATCCAATCAAAACTATCATTCAAAACATCATTTTGTAAAATTCTAATTACAGAAAAACCATTATTATTTGCACAATTTGTTTTAAATTTATCCTTTTCTATTTGAACTTCAGGTGATGTCCAATTAGAAATTTGTTTAAAATGTTGTTCTCCATCAAGCTCAATTATTATTTTTAATTCTTCAATTGCAAAATCAAATGGCAGATATAATTTATTTTTACACCAATTAACTTTATATTGTCTCTTAATTGTTGGATATAAATCTTTCAATGAAGTATATAACTTAAATTCAGTTTTGTTGATGCAACTTGGGCATCCATGACTTAAAAGATGAACGTATGGTTGTTGTATAAATTCACCGTGTTGGTTACAAATAATTACTATATTATTTTTATTATTGGTATAATTAACTTTTGAATAATCATATTTATCATTATGTATTTTATTTGCCTTTTCAATAAATTCAATTAAATTTAATTTAACATTATTAGAACATTTAGGACATCCACATTTTCTATTTATATGAAAATCTGGAATTTGTTGAAATTCTCCATGTTCATTACATATTATTGTAATAGGTGTATCTGCATTTATGTAATTAACTTTAGAATAATCATATAAATTATTATGTATTACATTAGCTTTATTAATAAATAGTTCTGTTGTTAATTTAAAATTATTAGCACATTTTTGACAATTGTAGTTACTTAAATGGTTTGAAGGTGTTTGTTCAAAATTACAGTGATCACTACATATTATAGTAACATATTTTTTTTGCATTTATATAATTTACACTAGAGTAATCATATCTATCTCCATGAATTTTTCTGGCTTTAGCAATAAATAATTCCGTTTTTTTTGATGTGTTCATTAATATATTATATTAATAATATTTGTAATCTATTTTAGTAATAAAATAATTTATAAAATTAGTAATATAAATCAATTTTATAATTTAATTTAATTAAATTTAATTTAATTAATTTCAAAAAAATTTTTATCTTTAGCATAATTATAAACAATGGGAGGTGGATTAATGCAACTTGTAGCCTATGGCGCCCAGGACGTTTACCTTACTGGTAATCCTCAAATTACTTTTTGGAAAGTTACTTATCGCAGATATACTAACTTTGCCATCGAATCAATCGAACAAACTTTCAACGGTCAAGCCGATTTTGGAAGAAGAGTTCAATGTGTTATCTCAAGAAACGGTGATCTTGCTTACAGAACATATTTGCAAGTCACTCTTCCTGAGATCAACCAACTTATGGGTCTTGGAAATTATTCTGCCGGCCAAAATACCGGTGTTTATGCCCGTTGGCTCGATTTCCCCGGTGAGCAACTCATTGCTCAAGTTGAAGTCGAAATTGGTGGTCAAAGAATCGACCGTCAATATGGTGACTGGATGCACATCTGGAATCAACTCACCATGACATCTGAGCAACAAAGAGGTTATTTCAAGATGATTGGTAACACCACTCAACTTACCTTCATCACTGATCCTTCTT